AAGAACAGAGCGTTGTACGCACAGGATGATGACTCGTTCTTCGTGTCGTCGTTCGCAAGTGTGGCCATGGAGCGCAGCATAAACGAAGATGGTATATATGCTCGGCAGGCACCGGAGGATGTGGTGAACTGGATGGACATACACAAGAACATGGCAGCGCGCAAGATGTTCTTCACCTCGCTTGACTACAGTGATTACAACACGGAACATGAAACCGTAATGCTGGCAATGCTTGATGCCGCATGGGCCAAAGCATGGGCGACGGTATCGGGTGGTAGGAAAGCGTTACAGCAAAAAGCTTGGGCAGCCCTATGGTCAGCGGAAGCTCATCTGAATTCGTGGTGTGATTTCGGTGATGGGCATGAGCGTATAGAGAGTGGTCTGTTCAGTGGTGACAGGAACACATCACGCGACAATTGTATACTCCATGCAATGTACTCGACTGTGCTGCAGAAAGCAACAAAAGAGCAAATGCCCACGTTTCACGTTGATGGGCTCTGCATGACCGGTGATGATGAAGATGCCGCGTTTGGGAGTTCCGTTCAGGCGGCTTGTTACATGTCCAATCATCTGCGTGCCGGGTTTGTTCTCAAAGTGGAAAAACAACTAACCGGTACTTATGATCAGCCCACACATGAGTATCTGCAGCGAGCCTTGACGAAAGAAGGGAGACCGTCACGCCCGCTAGCGTCCGCATTGGCTACTACGCTTTCCGGGAACTGGTACAAAACCCAGTACACGTGGTATGACAGTGTGATCAGGTCGGTTAGCGCAAACGCATGGGAGCTACACACGCGTGGGCTGCCGTTGGTGATTGCGCGGTATATGGCCGGTAAAGTGTTATCCAGAACATTGACTGTGCCTGGTGAAAATGGCCGACGGGATCTGGAATGGTGGGATTATAGGTCCAGTGGGGATTACGATCCACTATGGGGCGTTAAAACGCTGCCGACGCCAAAAATGCCTGACAGCAGGGACGCGATACGTGCCGACAGGAACCACCACGGAATAGCTGCTTGGTCGGGGCTGCTCCGGCGGAGATTCGGTGCTAGGTATCCCGCTGCTAAAGCAGAGCGGTATGAACAGTCCTGTGCGCAAGAGGCTTTCACGAGTGTGTTCGTCAAAAACAGGTATCAGCTGTTGGCTGATGCTGCTGCTGAAGTGTGGCCCACACGGCATAAC